TCAGGCCTCCTCAACGTCGTGATACTCTTCGCACGCCTGCAGCGTGTTCTGGATCAGGGTGGCGACGGTCATCGGGCCAACGCCGCCGGGAACCGGGGTGATGTAGGACGCGCGTTCGGCGGCATCTTCATACACCACGTCGCCGACCACTTTGCCGCTTTCCAGACGGTTGATGCCGACATCGACCACAATCGCCCCTTCTTTAATCCACTCGCCAGGAATAAAGCCCGGTTTGCCCACCGCGACGATCAGCAGGTCGGCGTTTTCGACATGATGGCGCAGGTTTTTTGTAAAGCGGTGGGTGACGGTGGTGGTGCAGCCGGCCAGCAGCAGCTCCATGCTCATCGGGCGACCGACGATATTGGAGGCGCCAATGACCACCGCATTGAGGCCGTAGGTGTCGATATTGTAGCGTTCCAGCAAGGTCACGATACCGCGCGGAGTGCACGGACGCAGGCGCGGCGCGCGCTGGCACAGGCGGCCAACGTTGTAAGGATGGAAGCCGTCGACGTCTTTATCCGGCGCGATGCGCTCGAGAACTTTGACGTTATCGATCCCTGCCGGCAGGGGCAGCTGAACCAGAATACCGTCGATGGTCTTATCGGCATTCAGAGTGTCGATAAGCTCCAGCAGCTCGGCTTCGCTGGTGGTTTCCGGGAGATCGTAAGAGCGGGAGACGAAGCCCACTTCTTCACATGCTTTGCGCTTGCTGCCGACATAAATCTGCGAGGCCGGGTTGCTGCCGACCAGCACGACGGCCAGCCCAGGGGCGCGTTTTCCGGCCGCAACGCGAGCCTTCACTTTTTCCGCAACCTCAGAGCGTACCTGCTGCGCAATCGTTTTACCGTCAATAATTTTTGCTGCCATCAGAGAGAGGATTCCATCTGTATCTTTACGAAAGGGGGATGAGGATATTTTGTCAGAAGCGGGCCTCGCTGTCAGTCCTCGTTTGCTGTTTTATCCTGTCTGAGGCTAATTTAGCCTGTTATGACCATGGTTATTACATGGTTATTGGTGCGTTGCGCCTGGCCATTGAGTCGATTTACGCGCGCATGAGCCCCAGCGGTATGCTTCTTGTACAGTTGGTGGGGGATATTTCGCCAGCGTCGTATAAGCCCGCAGTTTCCTGGCAAAATGGATTGACTCAACCGACGTGGACCGTATAATTCCAGGCGTTTCACTCCGCGAAGCACTCGCTTCTCAGGGCGCCCTTAGCTCAGCTGGATAGAGCAACGGCCTTCTAAGCCGTAGGTCACAGGTTCGAATCCTGTAGGGCGTGCCATTTTCATTTCTCTTAACGTCTCTCGAAGTCTACTAAATCCAGCATGCACGCGGTATTCGCCAATATCTCATTATCTCAACGTCTACTATGGTCTATTGAAATCCACATTCATGTGGGGGTACATTTGGGGGTAGATTCCTGTTCAATGAAATGAGATACCCCCAAAATGAAGCTCACAGCCCGCCAGGTCGACACATCCAAGCCCAAGGACAAACCCTATAAGCTGTCTGATGGCGGCGGTCTTTACCTGTTGGTGAACCCCAATGGCTCGCGATACTGGCGCCTGAAGTACCGCATCGCTGGTAAAGAGAAGTTACTGGCGTTGGGGGTATATCCTGATATCACTCTGGCGGAAGCCAGACAGAAGCGCGCTGATGCAAAGAAAGTCCTCGCTGCTGGTGGTGATCCGGGACAGGAGAAGCAGGAAGAGAAACAAGCGAAAGAGCAGGCTGTGGCAAACAGCTTTGAGCGCCTGGCCATGGAATGGCATTCCCATAAAAGCACATCGTGGTCAGAAGGCTATGCCGAGCATCTTCTGATGTACCTGAAGAAAGACATCTTCCCCTTCATCGGGCAAAAGGCGATTACGGATATCAGCCAGGTTGAAATGCTTAACGTCCTGCGAAAGATGGAACAACGTGGCGTTCTGGATAAACTCAAGAAAACCCGTCAGGCCTGCCGGCAGATATTCACCTATGCCATTATTACCGGTAGAGCGGAGCACAACCCTGTATCCGATCTGGCTGGCGCGCTGAAGTCGCCCAAGCAACAGCACTACCCACACCTTTTAGTCGACCAGATCCCGGATTTTCTCCGTGCGCTAAGTGAATACAGCGGCAGCACCATCACCCGCAACGCCACTCGATTGTTAATGCTTACAGGGCTCAGGACAATTGAGCTCCGTGCCTCTGAATGGGTTGATATCGACTTTGACAAAGGCGTCTGGAACGTCCCCGCAGAGCGAATGAAGATGCGGCGCCCACATCTCGTTCCTATCTCAACTCAGGTTCGCGAACTGCTTGAAGAAATCCACCAGCTTACCGGGCGAGGGAAGTATGTTTTCCCGGGTCGAAATGATGCTGGTAAGCCAATGAGTGAGGCCAGTATTAACCAGGTGATTAAGCGTATTGGCTACGACGGTAAAGCGACCGGGCACGGCTTCAGGCATACCATGAGTACCATACTCCACGAACAGGGCTATAACACCGCCTGGATTGAAACGCAGTTGGCCCACGTCGATAAGAACTCCATCCGCGGGACATACAACCATGCTCAGTACTTGGATGGCCGCCGGGAAATGCTCCAGTGGTATGCCGACTATATGCAGGCGTTAGAAAATGGTGAAAATGTGGTCCATGGCTCGTTCGGGAAACGTGCCTGACTGGATGCATAGACAGTATATACAGACGATAGTAGACTTAGGTAGACGAACAAAGAATAGGCTATGTCTAGGCTGATCCCCGAAAACCCGTACACCTCTGCGGGCTGGCATAGCCGCCAAAATCAGAGGGCGTGAGGTGGCGTGTGTTAAATGCTGATTCATTAAAAAGATGTTATGACGTCATATCATCTTTGCGGGATAATAAGCCTTTATGGATCCCCAAAGCTAGTTTGTTAAATGATCTTAGTTTCTATAAAGTAAGTTATAACTATAAAACCAAACCAGCATCATTTATTTACTCTATTATACATACACACTCTGAATTTGAAGAGTATATGTCAGTGGTTAAAAAATCCATTGATGGATATGTCAAAATTTCAGATCTGGACTATTGTAATGCTGTCTGGAAAGAAATAATTGATGATAAATATATAAGGAAGTCATTTAATGATGCTGGGTTTCCATTTGATTGCTCTATCCAGCCCGATAGATATGCAAGATATGTGATATTGACTCGGTTATTAGAGTTATCGAATAATAAAGAAAGGTTTGATTACTGGCATGCACTTTACGATTTTTCTAAAGTAGAAGTGGAAACTTTTGAAAATAGCTATCTTCAATTTCATGAAAAACTCGTGTCTATTATGTATGGATATGTGTCAGGAGAGTTACGCACTGCCTATGTTAACGGAGTTGATGCAATAAAAAAATATAAATTACTTCTTGAAAATTTAATTGTTGTTGAAAAGGAACTGGTTTTTAAATACCTGTTTGATAAAAAAATTCATCGAGATATCGAGTGGGATATGATTGCCGCGAATGAAATCCTCGATGTTCTAATAACTAATAGGAATGATGAGACTCTGTCAGAACGTGCTTTTGTAAGCGAATTACTGAAATTGTATATGAAGTATTCAATAAATGGAAATAGAAGTTTTGTATCTTTAGTGTATAGATTTACCCGCGCTTCTTTCATAGTTAATGATATAGAAAGAAAAACAATTCAACGATGCTGGGAATCATTGTGTAGGGCGATGCGTGATGGCGAACATGCCCATGATAGGTATTTTAAAATGGAGAATGAAACCGTTTCTGGGACAAAGTAGCGCATTGAATGGTTGTTTTTGTCCTGACATAGATATGTAATTAAAACCTTTTATTGTCATGTCAAACAACTAGTTACTTCCCTCGTTTTTGGTATTTTAACCGGTGAGTATTTACCGCATTCTACTGCTGTCATCTCCCGTAGATTGAGGTTAAAAATGTCTAAAGCTCTTATCCGTTTATCTGAGGTCCGCCGCAGGACTGGCTACAGTAAGGCGTGGATTTACCGACTGATTAGCGAAAATCGCTTTCCTCAGCCAATCAAAATAGGTGCTCGTGCAATCGCGTTTGTTGAAGGCGAAATTGATGAGTGGATAGAGAGACGTATTGCTGATTCGCGTGGTGAGGTAGCTTGATGCAAAAGGAAACTACCAATACAGAGTTAAATCTGTCTAATTAACCTCAGGTAACCAGCGATGAAAAATATTAATGCCCTCATAGGGCAGGGCTTAACTCACCCTGTAGACAGCCAGAAGGAGTTTCTTACCCTACACAAACAGGAGGTGCGTATTGATTCTCGAGTAATCGCTGATCGCGCCGGAATACAACATGGAAGCCTCGTTGCGACGATTAAAATGCATCAAAGCAAATTGCGTGAACTTGGTACATTACCACGTCAATCTCTGAAAGAGTTTTCCGATTTGAAATCGGGAAACTCCAAGAGTAGAGGCGGAAGGCCAGAAATCAGTTATCTGCTTAACGAGACACAATTTGATTACACACTCCGTATTATTCGTGGGCGTGATCCTGAACGAATGAATCAGTTCAAGCTAGACATAACTAAGGCGCTCTCTAAACGAAGAGTCGTTGAACCCATTCGTCGCGAATATCTGCCTGGTTATCACGAAAGCCGTGATGGACTTAAGGCGCTAGGGGCGCAGCGTCATCATTACATCAATTTGGCTCGGGCCGAAAATCGTGTAGCTGGCTTGTCGGATGGTGAGCGTGGATCCGCCGGCGAGCAGCAATTAGGGTTACTGGTAGTAATACAGAAAATTGAACAGGCAGCATTTAACGAAGCAGTGCAAAGCGGAATGAGTCCGGGTGATGCAGTGCGGGAAGTCGCCCGCAGAATGGATACATTTGCGTCATTGCTCAGCACAAAACCGTTACTGGGGGGAGAAAATGTTTAACCCAATTCAACCTCCCTGCTCACCTGCAGTATCCATAAATTGCAGCTGTAATCACATTGCGGAGACTATACGCAAAAACCACTTGCTGGCGCTTGGTGTATTAGTCTACCCTGAAAAGGCACCAGCAAAATCTGGTGCCGGGATTGGCGTCCTGGAAAAGTACAAGGCGACACATGACGCGCCTAGCGTCTTTTTTTGTGTCCTCACATTCGTTCACCCTTTTTTCAGCGCTGCGGTTATAATCCGTGCCGCTCGCAGAGTTATGGTGAGTTGGATGGGGGCGGAGAAATCCGCGCCGGTTACCTTGTACGCCGGTTACGCCAACCCTGTTCAGCTCACCACCAGTGAAATTGGCGTTTCCGGTGGTGGGATTAAATCCCAGTACAAGGAGGCTGCCATTATGGCTACTACCCCTACCAAAAATCCGCAATATATCTGGATTATCGCCGCTGTTCGCCGCGAAATGCCGACAATTAAGCCCAAAATTTACCATATCGCCGCGCCGTCTGAGCGTGAAGCCCGCAGTTATCTAGTTCGTGATCACGTCTGTTTTTTCGCCGGACGCATCCGTCTGACGGAGGTGCATCATGCGTAAAAACATCCTCTCTACTGCCATCGCTGAGAAGCCGTATTTGCTCGATGAACTCACCTACGAAACCGAATGTGTGTTGGCGATTCTGCGAACAATCAACGATGTCAGTGACCCACACACCAAAAGCTATCTCGTAGATGCAAGTGAGCTAATTTGCTCACGGTTATTTGAAAAACTACAGCACAATGAACGTATTGAGAATGGTGATAACTGATGAACAACACGGATATGGTCAGCTTAATCGTGGAGATTACTCTATGAAAATGGCGCCGAACGTTAAGCAATTACCAAAAGATAAGTTCTCGGAGGCGATAATTTTTGCTGGTTCCGATGCTTACGCCCATGCTCAACACTGGATCGAAAGTGAAGGCAGGAAACACGGCGATAATGTGCCGCCTGTTTACTTAGGTGGCAAACAACTAGCTGAACTGAATAACCTTCATATTATCGATAAAGGCCGGCGTTCTGCCCGTGTTTATATTGCCGGTGACATAGAGCCTATTTTCATCAACGCTATTGGCGAAAAGTTAGCGATGGCCGGCGTGCAGGATGCGAAATTATATAAGGGGATTCCTGACCAGAAGCCGGAGAACTGGCGGGAATACTTGGCCAGGCTCAGAGAACGAGGCGAACAAACGACGACCTCAATTCTAAAAGCCAATAAATCAGTGAATAGTGACAGCCTGAAACCTCATGTCCAAAGCCGTATTGATGGGGTGTACTGGGTTGAGCCACGCACAGACAACGCTACCGGAGAAATCATCAGTCGTGAAAGTTGGTTATGTTCTGCTCTGGAGGTTGTCGGTATTGGCATTGATGACAGTAAAACCCGGTACCTGATCCTGCGCTGGCAGGCATTCGGTGCGAAGAGTGAGACCGTACAGGCGATACCTCTTGCTGACATTGGCGAGCGAGAAGGCTGGCGAACACTCAAGGCCGGCGGGGTGAACGTCACAACCAAGAGCGGTTTACGTGCAACGCTGGCCGACTGGTTGCAGAGCTGTGCCAATGGCGAAGTCTGGCGCATTGCGCACGCTACGGGGTGGCAGTGTGGTGCCTATATCATGCCGGATGGCGAGATCATTGGTACACCAGAACAGCCGGTACTGTTTAACGGGCGAAGTTCGGCCGCATCGGGGTATACCACCAGCGGTACCACGCAAAGCTGGCGCGAAAGCGTCGGGCGTCTGGCCTTTGGCAACTATTCCATGATGACTGGCGTGGCCGCAGCACTGGCCGCCCCGCTGATTGGTCTTGCCGGTGCTGATGGTTTTGGTATCCACCTCTACGAACAGTCGAGCGCGGGTAAGACCACCACAGCTAATGTGGCTTCCAGTCTCTATGGTAATCCGGATGTGCTGCGCCTCACCTGGTACGGTACTGCGCTGGGTCTGGCGAACGAAGCTGCCGCGCATAATGACGCGCTGATGCCGCTAGACGAAATTGGCCAGGGCGCTGACCCGGTGGAAGTCTATAAATCAGCCTATGCGCTATTTAACGGTACCGGTAAGCTGCAGGGGGCGAAGGAGGGAGGGAACCGCGATCTCAAGCGCTGGCGTACTGTGGCAATCAGCACTGGTGAGATGGATCTTGAAACATTCATCGCCAGCGCCGGCCGTAAGGCTAAAGCGGGCCAGTTGGTTCGCCTGCTGAATATCCCTATGCGGCGGGCAGTACGCTTCCATGAGCATGCAAATGGTAAGCACCATGCTGATGCTCTCAAAGATGCATACCAGCATCACCATGGAGTGGCAGGGCGTGAGTGGGTGAAGTGGCTGGCGGACCACCAGCAAGAAGCGGTAAGCGCTGTCAGGGTAACGGAAGAGCGCTGGCGTAGCCTGATCCCTTCGGATTACGGGGAGCAGGTCCATCGTGTTGGCGCCCGGTTTGCCATTCTGGAAGCCGCACTATTGTTAGGTAATGTGATCACCGGCTGGGATGAGCAGACCTGTCGGGATGCTATCCAGTACAGTTATAACGCCTGGCTGAGAGAGTTTGGTACCGGGAACAAAGAGCACCAGCAGATTATCGAGCAGACCGAGGCATTCCTGAACGCCTACGGTATGAGCCGCTTTGCACCGTTCCCGTATGACCCATCCAGTCTGCCGATCTCCAATATGGCGGGATACCGGCAGAAAGGTGGCCACGATGCCGACCCAATGGTGTTCTACACCTTCCCGGCGGCCTTCGAAGGGGAGATTGCCCGCGGCTTTAATGCTCGTCAGTTTGCCGAAGTACTGAAGAAAGCTGGCATGCTAACGCCTCCGACGTCAGGCCGGGGGTTCCAGAGAAAGTCACCACGCATTGATGGGCGACAGATTCGGGTTTATGTCCTGCAGTATTTGCCGGACGATGACCAACCAGAGTAAAAGCATTCTTTCATGTGTGTAGTTTAGGTGTTGGTTCAGTTGGTTCAGTTGCCTCAGTAGTGATATGCATCTGTTTAATAAGGTTTCATGTTTGAAAAATGAACCAACATTGAGGCAACAAACTACCATTTTGAACCAACACTGAATCAGGTACAGGGCATCAGAAGAGAGAGGATCACAGCGATGACAGCTCAAATTTCAGCGTATGGCCGGCTGGTGGCCGACCCGCAGACCAGAACAACTGGAAAAGGTACGAACATGGCTATGGCCCGTCTGGCGGTGGCGTTGCCTTGTAATGCGTCAGATAACGGAGAGGCTACTTTCTGGTTGGGCGTGATTGCTTTTGGTAAACAGGCCGATGCGTTGGCCAAACATCGTAAAGGCGACCTTGTCAGTGTGGCGGGCAATATGCAGCTCAATCAGTGGACGGGTCAGGATGGCGGTATACAGCAAGGCTATCAGGTCATTGCGGACAGTGTACTCAGCGCCAGAACGGTACGACCAGGAGGTAAAGCAGGGCAGCAGGGTCAAGCTACGGATGCTCTGCGCCGTGCCCATGAGCAACAACCGCCCGCGACCGGGTATGAAGGATTCAACCAGACTCCGTCGTATGAAGATGATTTTTGATTGAGCTATGTGGTTTAGTTTTTGCTGTTATGAGCGGCTTTGTTGAATAAATAAGATTTCGTGCGAACGACCCTGTAGCTGGCTGGATTTTCAGGCAATACGCACGCTTTCTGGCATCCCAGCCTTTGTCATCCTGTTCAACGCACGCACCATGGCCATAGCTTCCGCTACCTGACCATCGTAGTCACGCAGCGTCAGTGAATCTCCCAACAACTGCTTCATTCTGTACATTGCCGTTTCCGCTATCGAGCGACGGTTATATTCCGTTGTCCATTTCCACCGTGCATTGCTTCCGCTCAGCCGCTGATTAGCAACGGCACGGTTGCGGTCTGCGTACTCACCGGGCCAGTAACCTGCTCCTTTTCGGGGAGGAATAAGCGCGCTGATTTTTTTGCGGCGCATTTCATCGTGACAAAGCCGTGTATCGTAAGCCCCGTCTGCCGCGGCTGCCCTGATTTTTCTGTGAGTCTGCCGGATAAGGCCCGGGAAGGCTTCTGAGTCCGTGACGTTATTCAGCGACAGGTCTGCACAGACAACTTCATGTGTGTTGCTGTCAACAGCAAGATGCAACTTTCGCCAGATACGACGGCGCTCTTTGCCGTGCTTTCTGACTTTCCATTCGCCTTCACCAAAGACCTTCAGCCCGGTGGAATCAATCACCAGGTGTGCGATTTCACCCCGGGTGGACGTTTTGAAACTGACATTAACCGACTTTGCCCGCTTACTGACACTGGTGTAATCCGGGCAGCGCAACGGAACGTTCATCAGGGCAAAAATGGAATCAATAAAACCCTGCGCAGCCCGCAGGGTCAGCCGGAATACGCGTTTAATCACCAGAACGGTGGTGATGGCGAGATCAGAATAGCGCTGGGGCCTTCCTCGTGATGAAGGCGTTGCCGACTCATACCAGGCCTGAATCGCCTCATCATCCAGCCAGAAAGTGAGGGAGCCACGGTTGATGAGAGCTTTGTTGTAAGTGGACCAGTTGGTGATTCTGAACTTTTGCTTTGCCACGGAATGGTCTGAGTTGTCGGGAGGATGCGTGATCTGATCCTTCAACTCAGCAAAAGTTCGATTTATTCAACAAAGCCGTTATGAGCCTGAATTGTATGATTCAGGCTGCTATTTTAATAATTCTTTGAGCGGCTTCGAATGCACTGTTTACAGGAATGAAATTAATATCTTCCTTTAAGGCTAACTCGGTGAGTTCATTAACATAACCACGCATGCTTGCAACGGTTTTAGGTGGGATCGTTGGATCGTCGAATGAAGGAATACCGACGATAACGTCAAGAGTCTTTGGCTTTAAAACCATACTGGAGCGAGAAAGTGATTCTAAATCATACACTTTTGCTTTAATAGAGTTAATCGATGCCGATAAACGACTAGGTACCATTAACCCAAAATTAGACGCATAGATATCATTATAAAACCCAAAGCGCGTGTGCAACTGCGCACTTGATAGCTGGACTCGGGTACCAAAATAATCTGAAAGCTTCGGGTTTAGCTTTCTGGCTTCGTCAGATATTCTGGTTGACCATTGCTCAGACTGCTTCTGACTAGATCTGTCATCATCTTCTAAGCGTTCTGCCTCAAGGGTTAAAGTACCTAGGCTCGCTGTTAGCCTGACAGCCTGCCTTAAGATCCCTGATAAGCTATCGTCGAGAGCGTCTGAATTTTTTGAAATTGCGAAACCAGAAATCGGTGGAGCCCAATGTTCTAAGTTAATGTGGGATTCTAGGTGAGAATGGAGAGAGCTTCTCACCCAAGATACCATTGATTTGATTGATTCTGATTTGGTCCCGTAGATTGAATCGAGAACCTCATCTCTGATGGACTGTATGATTTCATGCTTACCATCAACTCCCCGAGCCACAATGATTGCATTAATTCGTTCGCCTGAACCGATGATGGGCTCAAAGGACACTGACCACCACTTACCTGCGTAGGTTGGTTTAGCTGGGAACAGTGAGATGTCAAATGTCATTGAAACATGTCCGTTTGAGAGATGCATAGCCTAGATCTTATCAGAGTCTCGATTGATGACAATCTCTCGGTTAGAAAAGCTAAAATTTGAGCGATCACCGCATCGGGAACATACATTGTTGCCTGAGCGCTAGACATTACATCTTCCAAATTTAAAGCTCGATACATGGGGGTAATCATCTGTGAGGCGGTTCGTAAATCGCGGAATTTTTCTAATTCGGATTTGAATGAGAATAGAGCTCTCAAGATATTGTTATCGATTGCCGGTTCGCTAGCAGGCAGCCCTTCTGGGAGCGCGAGCCCATGGTCAATGAATAAAAAATCATCACATCCATCATAAAGAATGTTACCAACATTTCTGTCATGATTGGCAATCCATTCATCGAAAACGCCAACATCTAGGGATGCTTTAAAATTCTGTAGTTTTTCGTATGCTTGACTGCAATCGGCGTACCGCCGAAAACTAGGATAATCCGCATCTTCAGAACCATACATCAGTGCATGCTGCCCTGGTGGGATAACATCCAACGTAGTGTTATCTGCGAGAACGAGGAAGGGCTTAGGAATTGGTATTCCTAGCTCTCTACCAAGAATAGCGCAGAATGCTTCCACGCAAATTTCCCGGGGATCAATGATCTTCGCAAACACTACAACCGTATTCGTTGCTGTTCTGACATGGGCTTTCCACGTCTGGTTTATGTTGCTATCACTAAACAATGTAGCCCCGGGTAAGAGGGTTGCTATCTCAATATTGTCCATATCTAAGCCAAGATTTCCTACAGTACCCCTGAGAATATACAGAATACTCCCCTAGACATATCCTGATAAATGATCAGTGATTCATAATCAATCCGTCTGTAGTGATTTACTGATTTTGGCTACTCGTACCGAGGTTGTATGCTCAGCTTGGAACAAAACCTAGTCGTTCTGTTCATGCTGTTGGCCATCACTGCGTGGCAGTTTCAACGCTACATGTAAAATCAAAAGCCTCATCAAAATGCCCATATTTTATTTATAGGCAGAAACGGTGTGTTCTGGCTATGTATGGCAGGAATGGTGTGTCCTGCCTATCTATGGGCAGGTTTGACATGTTCTGGCTATGTATAGACACATCAGGGTTGATATCTCTTAGTGTTAACTTGCTGCGCTGGGAGGTAGCGGGTATCTCAGGTCGATTTGTGGCGCATCGCTTAGAAGCCGGCCAGATCTTGCCATCAGGTATCCGGCTATTTCTTCAGGCGTCAAATCTACATGGAGCATGTCTTCATTCTGGAACCATTCATTAGGCCAGTAGATGAGATCGGACGGATTGGCATCAAAGTTTATCTCCAGCAATCCCAGTGCCTAGCTTTGTTCCGATTCCTTGCCTTCAGCATTGCACACGAAACTAATTATCTGAACGAGTTCATCCCAGGTTAAATCCGCAACGTATTTCTCCTGATTAAATGCCATCCGGGTAAAGTTCTTTGCGTCGGTCCATGAGGAAAAGTCACGGAAATCAGAGAATTCATACGGATTAACTACCTGCCTGTTCCAGTCATCAATCATCGCTTTAAGCTCTTCATCATCTTCGTCAGCACCACTATCAATTTGCGACAGCATTTCTTCGGCTGCGTCCGTTAGTTCTTTAAGTTTCTGGCGATTTATCTTGGCTGGCTTAAAACGTTCGGGTAAGGGCATCAGGTCTTCCTTGTTAAGTTGAGACTCAGCGGCGACAAGTCATTACGCAATCTTCGTTAAGTACTCCTCAAAATCTATAAAACAATCAATTTCCTTTCTGATAACGATCGAATTTATTCTTTCATTAATTGCAATATAAACAATGATCATTTCATTAAGTGAAATTAAAATAACTGTATAAATATCAGGAGGTGGTCATGTCAAAACAGTCCGTCAAACCTGTCTTGCTCAGCGAGGCACAAATTCAGGCAATCAGAAAAATTCAGGAAAAGCAGCGCCAGCAATCAGGTATCGGTGTTGCGCCTACGATCCATGAAATTGCTCGTGGGCTGGTGGATAAAGCGCTCCAGCATCTGGGGTAAAAGTCCAAATACTTCCAATGCAAGGGTAAATCAACTATCTGTTTGTTTTTCATGTATATATTAAGCATTTTGAGGTAAAAAAAGGTAATTATGAAAACGAATAACACTGACGAAGAGTTGTTTCAGGAAATCCAGAGAATCATCGAAAAAGCATCGTTAACAGAACAGATCGCGTTAACCGAATTGCTGCAACGTTATGAGTTGGCTGTATCTGTGGCCAGGTACGCATTACCTGGTTTTCCATTAGGGGTTTTAGACTTTCTCTCGGCCGCAATAAAACCAGCCACCTTTCTTTCCTCTCCTCAATCGTCTGATCTGCATTGTAACGCCCAAGATAAAGCCGATGAGAAATCAGCACTAGCACCCAATGGGGATAAATACCACTAATCCCTGAAGACCACTCGCATAACATTCTCGGGAGAAAAGCATGCCAACCGTTCCGCAGTATCAACGCCAGAGCCAGACGCAGGCCGCGCCGGTAATGACCAATAATCTCCGCGTGCCGGAGAATCCACTGGTGCAGGGCATCCAGCAGGCTGCAGATACGTCGATCAATATGATGGCTGATGCTAAGCGCAAGGCTGATGTAGCAAATATTCAGGATGGACTATTGAAAGTCGCCGAATTTGGCGATAATCAAATGAACAATCCGCAAAATGGATTAATAACCAAACAAGGAAAAGCTGCGCTTGGACAATCAGATCTGATTGTTTCAAATGCTACTAAAAACGCTGAAGATATAGCCGCCACTCTGCCAGATGGTGACGTGCGCGACAACTTTATGCGTCAGGCACAAATGCAGATCCTGTCATTAAAAAATCAAGCCGTAAGATATGAAGTAGATCAGCATCAACAATATGAGTCTGGTATGCAGGATGCAACCAGGAAATTATGGATACAAAGAGAATCAGAATCATGGAATGATCAGCAGGCAGCAGCTTTCGCTAGACAGCAGAGGATAATTGCAACCTCCAGTTATGGGGCAGCAAGAGGGTGGTCAAGAGAGCAAATGCTTTCACAAATTGAAAGCGATGATCGTGGCGCGACCGAGATGCGGGCTAAGAATTATGCTGCTGCTAACCCAATCGGATGGCTTAATGGTGATTTCAAAACCGTAGATGGTGGTGAACTCGATTTGCGAGCTGTTGGGCTTGTGGAGTCAGGGGGTAAGCATCGTAACTCCGATGGTAGTCTTGTAACCTCTCCAAAAGGGGCGCAGGGAGAATTTCAGTTGATGCCGGATACTGGGAAAGAACTGGCAGCTAAGCGTGGATTGGAATACAACCCGGAAGATCCGGAGCAGCATGCGCAGCTTGCGCGAGACTATGCTGGGCAACTCAGTAAAAAATATCAGTCTGAAACGTTGGCTGGCGCAGCATACAACTGGGGGATGGGTAACGTCGATAAACTGATCTCTAAAATTGGGGACCCACGTAAGGGCGATATCAGTATTGAGGATTTTGTAAAGCAATTACCGTCAGAAACTCAAGGGTGGTTATCAAGGTACAAAAAAAATACGACTGGCATGGACCCATTATCAATATATAAAATTGATAATATTGCACATTCTCAAATCGAGAAACAAAGGAGTCTTGTCCTAAAAGAACTTGAACCTACTTATAATAACACAATGGCCCAACTTAATAATGGTGAGGTCCCGGATTCTATCCCATCAATACCATCGATAATGTTTGGCTTTGGAGAGCAGGGCAAAAAAATGGTAACTCAGCTTGATATTGCTATGGATAATGCCAAAACTTTTCAGGCAATCCAATACCTGCCTCCGACAGAGCAAAAAGCGGAACTTGAGAAGGTAAAACCTCAGGTTAATGACCCGGATTACGCATTAAAGTTTGATGCGTATGGAAAACTAAATGCATTAGTCGCCAGATCCAATGAGGCGATTCAGTCCATGAAGGACTCCAATCGTTTTAATGAGGCTTTAGCAATTGGCGAAAAGCTTGATCCAAGCAATAAATCTATGCAGAAAGCTGCTGACAACACTCCATCTGCGCTTAATTTCCGCATTAATGATGCTAATACCCATGACGCGATCGTGCAGCAGGTAAACCAGACTGGCATTATTCCTACTCAAGTTACCTCTCAGCTGAATGCCATCTCCCGTTCAAGTAGTCCTGAAGTAGTCAAACAGGGAGCTAATCTGTTTAATTCTCTGTACGAAACAGATCCTGCCTCTGTGGGTGACATGCCTAAGGATATGCAGAGTTTTTACCTGACTGTAAAGCAACTTACCGATTCCGGAATGGCGTCAGACGAAGCGGTGAAGCAGGCGCAGAACGTTACTTATAACCAGTCTGACGCTCTGAAATTACAATTGTCTTCTACGCAGAGTACGAAGGAATACAAAAAAGAACGTGCCAGCGCGATGGATTCCGCTGTCAGTAGCATGAAGCCTTGGTACAGCTTTGGCGGGCCAGTCGCAGATGACCAGAATGTAAACGCCGTCAATTTCCGCAATGACTACCAGTCACTTTATGACATCAATTATCGTAACTCGGGCGGTAATGCTGATGTTGCCAAAAAGATGACCAATACCCAGATCGCCCGTACCTGGAGTCTCAGTGATGTGAATGGCAGCGCTCAGTTTATGAAATACGCACCTGAGGCGCTCTATAACTATGGGCCATCTGGTTGGCAGGCTGCGCAGTGGAAAGAAGAAAAAGAGCGCCTGACCTATGGAGAGCGTGAAGGCAAAATTGAAACCAGCCCGACTCAACTGGGAATCACATCAGGCTCTGCGCCAGTTATTAAGTCTAATACCCCAGAGTCCAGAATAGGTGGTGAACTGGAAATCACCCCTGATGTTCTAACCACGCATAATGGTGATTACGCCATTATGGTTAGGATGAAAGATAAAGATGGCATTGAGAGCGTACAGCCTTATTACGATAAATATGGCCGACCTATGCGCTGGAAACCGTCGCTGGAGGATTGGAAGCCATATCAGGATATGCAAAAAGAAAGCGAGATAAAAGGCCAGCAAGAGATTATTCGAGGCCAGGAAATTAGAAATTTCAAAGATAAGCATCGGGCTATGGATGAGCAATATCGTAAATTCCATAACGATCGTATTAATCGGTTTAAAAACTATTTTTCATGGGATGCCGAATAATGCCTATCTATCCGCAATCTGATGTTCCGCCGAGCATAATGGATAATGCCCTTCAGGCTCCAGCTGGTTTTGATGTATCGCTACCAGAAGGAACTAACCCGGAGCCACAGCAGAAACAACCTTCTGTATGGAATGCTGCTTTTCGTCAGAATAACCTGCTGGCTGGAATGTTTCGTCCGGCAAAGCAATTCGAACCGGCGGAGGGGTATAACCCTTATTCTGATAAAAACGAACTCAAGGGTTATGAGCAGTGGGGGACAGCTTTTGCTGATTCTCGATCCCCAGAGGAAACCGCCTGGATTAAAAACCAGATAGACGATGAAAACGAAGACCGCCGGGTGCTGTCTGAAGCAGGCCCTGAAGGAACTTTAGCCAGTATAGCCGCCGGGGTTATTGACCCCGTCACAGTCGCATCGATGTTTATCCCAGGTGCGCAGGGAAGCCTGGCCGCTCGTATCGGTTCGCAGGTTGCTATTGGAGCCGCTGGTACCGCGCTTAGCGAGGTAGCGCTCAATAACGAGCAGTACACCAGAACAGCCAGGGAGAGCGCCGCGCACATTACAGCCGGCGCACTTCTCAGCGGTCTCTTTGCAAGTGCTGGCTCGTTGATATCCCCCGGAGTCAGGTCCGCAGCCACACGTGAAATGGCCGATGCACTTGAAAATATAGGTACGGCTAACGCTATTAACCGTGGCATGGATAGCCTACCGGATGGCGGAAGCGTGGGCGCTATGCGGATAAGACAGGCAACCCTTGACGATCTCACTATTGACGGAGGAAAGGCAGCAGATATTGCTTTGAAAGCTGGCGGGTACATGACGCCTATATCACGTGTTATATCGTCGCCGTCACGCAACGCGCGGATCACGGCACTGGAACTAGCGGAAAATAACTTTGCGCTGCGCGGTAATCAACGCGGGTTCGAGACTCCTGTAGCTGCTGAAACCCGTGTACGCGGCTGGCGGAGGGAGGAGGCGGCGGTAGTGGTCACTAATAAGCAGGCGTATGCCAAATATAAAGCTGATGGCGGAGATCTCAATTACACCAGATTCCGCGAGGAAGTTGGAGACGCCATGCGAAATGGTGACATTCACGGTAATGCCGCCGTTCAGGATGCTGCGCGTGCATTGCGTCAGGTGGTCGATAGGGTAAAAGTCGCTCAGCAGGATCTTGGTTTACTACCACCTGATGCAGAGCTAAAAGCGTTGGGTCAGACCAGTTACTTCCCCCGAGTCTATAGAGTGGGGAAAATTGTTGAGGAACGCGATAAATTCCGTGATCTTTTAGTTAACTGGTGGTCGCGTGGCGCTTCGGCTATGTCGCGTGAAGATGCAGAGATCGCTGCAGACGCAACGATAAATAAAATTGTTGGTGCAAAAATACCCCAGGATTTTATGAATGTTTTTACCGTCAAGGTACCAGGCAGCTCTCGTCAGCGCACTTTAAATCTTCCGGATAATATGATGCGAGACTATCTGGAGAGTGACGCGAACTATGTGTTGCAGCGGCATATCAGGGAGGCTTCACCGGATATCGAATTAACCCGCGTTTTTGGAAACCGCAACCTTGAGCCCCAACTTAAGGCGATACAGGATGAATATGACGAACTGATGCGAGCCCGCCCACAGGAGCAGGCCAAACTAGCTAAAGCACGTGAGAATGACATTCGGGATATCACTGCTATGCGTGATCGTTTAGTTGGTACGTACGGAATGCCTGATGATCCATCATCCTTTTTCGTACGCGCTGGCCGGGCTATGCGTAACGTAAACTTCGTTACCAAACTCGGCGGCATGACGGTTTCTGCTATTCCCGATCTCGCTCGCGGAGTGATGGTCAACGGGTTCAGTAAAACCATGAAGGGTTATGGTGCGTTAATTTCCAAATCACCGGCATTCGCTGCTAACAAAAGCGAAATGAAAAAGATGGGGATTATGGTTGAAACGGTGCTTAACTCACGCTCGAGGTTGATGGCTGATCTGGTTGACAGTTCTACGCGCACGAACGCGGCTGAAGCTGGGCTGGATCGCGTTACTGATGTGTTCGGAAAGCTTACGCTGATGGGGCAATATAACGACATCAACAAAGCGATTAATGGGATGGTGACTGCAGATAGTATTCTGTCTGGTGCGGCTCCGGCTTCCAGGATTGCGAAGCTGGGTATCAGTCCGTCTACATCCGCGCGCATAAACGAACAGTTTCGTAAGTATGGAGAGGTGCTTGATGGTTGGCACATCGGTAATTTTGACAAATGGGATGATGATTATGCCGCAGGCGTGTTTCAGTCGGCTGTTATGAAGGACACAAACAACATCATTATCACGCCGGGGGTAGGGGATACGCCATTGTGGGCCAGTTCTCCAATTGGGCGTACGGTATTCCAGTTTCGCTCTTTTACGACTGCATCATATAACCGTGCAACAATTGGTGGTTTATCAGAAGGGACCGCGCAGTTTTACTACGGTACGGCCTTTCAAATTGCGCTTGGGGCACTCACGTATGCGCTTAAACAGGCTGCGAATGGTAAAGAGATCGACTGGTCGCCGCAAAAACTGGCACTCGAGGGGATTGACCGCTCCGGTTTCCTTGGCCCGCTGATGGAATATAACAATATGGCGGAGAAGGCAACTGGCGGGGCTTTGGGACTGGGCTCATTGCTCGGTACGGGTACGCAATCCCGTTATGCCAGCCGAGGCTTTGTAGGCTCTGTAATAGGGCCTACATTCGGCCTTCTGGATACCGTTACAGATGTGACCGCCGGCGTGCTGAATGGCGATGCAGGCGACCGCGTTCTGCACAGTGTGCGTACACTGCTACCTGGTAATAACTTGTTCTGGATCGCACCGTTGATAAATCAGGTTGATCCTGGTATGCGCTAATCACAATCAGCTTTACTAACATTGAATGAGAGGAATGTTATGTCATTTACTGAGACGAAATGATAATGCAGAGTAACATTCCTTTGACTTAGAGTATCGAAAAACGGATCGCCATTACCAAATGGAGAACAATATTTTTTCACAATCATGTTTTTTGTAGCAACATTTTGAACACTATCTGGAAGGTGAGATTCGTTTTTAGGTCTTGTAGTATCTATAGCACCTACCTTAACTAAAACAACGATGTCATCATTCGTAGCGGAGATGCTTTTTATGCTTAAGCTTTTTTCCACATTGGCAGGAACGCCATCTAACGATGGCGTTAATGATTTTGCCATGATGCTTTCGGTTGGTATCTCGTATCGCGCATCACCAGCAAATACTAAAGTTGGTAAAGCTAACACTATACAGCATAGTATCGAACGCATCTGTAACTTCCGTTATGTCATTGGTGTTGTAAAAATGATTACTAGTTCAGTAGTGTGACATGTCACGAAAGCCGCTGCGGCGGCCTTAAATGCAGTATGCCCTATAGAATTTTAATATCTTCGGATTAGTGAAATCGGATGTTTCAAAACCATCCAATACTCGTTGAAGTATGAATTCTTCCATATCCGCGTGGGGAGTAAGTTCTCCGCTTTGCTCGCGTGATATCATGTTTGGCACTTTCCATACGATAGCATCTTCGTAAAAAACGTAGCTGTCATGGAAGACAAAAGGGTGTTCTCCTGCATGAAGAATACATGCAGGATCACAGTAAGCTGGTGGGGGATAAACAGAAGAAATGTTCACTACCAGAACACAGTCGCAACCATGTATCGGGTAGTGAACCGGATCATTACAAATGATATGTAAATGATCACTGCCGCAAACAGGCGCTAAGACAGTTCCTTTCCTGTAAGGGGCATAATGTTGCGTCATGCAAGTTGCCTGCTGAACTGTTTCAGTGCATCTCTTTCACGCATATGGCGAATTAATTCATCAGCTTCTGATTCACTTTTTCCCCCAGCCATAAGAATATCTTTAGGGCTGATTGGAACTGATGAGCCATGCGGATTTTGCCATTCAGCACATACTCGATGAGTCAGGTCACAAAGCTCAAATCGTTTGTACCGGCCATATTCATCAAATACTTTGTCAAGAATGCGTTTGTTTGCCTTGCTGAGCTCATCGAATGCGTCATCGTCATCAAGTCCGTTAACTCGTTTCTTCAATGACACTTCAAAATCTGCCTCACCAGCAATCCAGTCATCCCAAGGTGATTCTTCCTCCGGGCTTCCTGATTTCAGCAAGTCATATGTTCTTGACAGAACAGGTCCATTATTCATGGATACGGCACGATCACCAGTCATGGAGTCGCCGTAAGTGATCATGTATTCCCTGTCAGCAAGATACAGCAACTTCATGAGCTTGATGTATGCCATGCGTCCACCACGTTTAAGCAGCAGATAGCCAGCCATTTGCGCAGTTTTGCTTTCGCTATACATACTCAACCTCCAGAGTAAACAAGATGTTTACCGTGTAGCTAGCTTACTCAAATTTGATGAGTTAAGCAAAGTGAATAGATATAAAAAGAAGCGAACACATAGAACATCTAACCAAACTAAGAAGCGAATACCTGCGCCAGCAACCTCAGTAACCCTTGGCCTTAGCTATCACGTACTGAGCGTGCGTCTCGATTTCTCGCAGCGCTTGCTGACGCCAGCTATGTAGCAGAACATAGTCGTTAACTCCGCAGCGGCGCCGGCAACATTATGCCCGTCGGCATCCATCTTTTTCAGCATATCCATCAGCATGGAGTGTTCAACCGGACCGTTCACTCCCTCAGGACTATGGATGTGCTCACGGTAGTTCGTCTTCAGAGGGTAGTGATTGGTCTGCTTCTCTTCCGACTTTATGGTCTCAAGGGTGGCTGGCATCAAACTGGCTACTACCTTCTGCGTTATATCCGCCGGCGAGAGCTCCTGGCGAACGTATCTCCCGGTGCAGAGGATTTGCGTAAGCAATGTGCCAACTGTATCACGTTGCCTTACTTACCGGGCGAGAAACTCTCTTGTCAACAGGTGGCTTTTTCCCACCAAAATTACCGGTGTTTGCGGCCTTTCTTTCGTCAAGCCACTGTTCGACTTCATCTCCATCCCAGGCACAGCGTCCGTCGGTAATATAAAAGCGTTTTGGGAACTGACCTTTGTGTTCAAGGCGGTCGATAGTACTCATCGATAACGGCACCACCAGCAACAACTCTTTCCTACCAAAAGCTTTTTTCATTAATTAATTCAACTATATGTATTAAAAATGGTGGTGTTTTTAGCAAGTGGCGCATCAGAAATGCAGAGGATTACTCCTGGTTATGTGCCGATGTATATTCAATCGTCCAAATATCATCCACTTGTTGTCCAATGATCAAGGAGTGGTGTAAGAGAACCAGTGATCAGCGGCAGAACGTATGATTTTGGCGTTTGAAACATCGCAAATGTTGGTTCACTCAGCTAAATGTTGGTTCAAAATCAGATGGTGTTGGTTCGGTTTTTTGAAAAATACTCAAATAAAACAATGGCATTTACGTTTTGAGGCAACTGAACCAACCGAACCAACACATTTTGCATGTATATAGAGAAATTTTTCCGCACATAAATTTGGGCGTGATTTTGTACCGGTGGATATTACCGACATGTGAGAAGGTACCGTGAGCCCCAAATTGCATGATAAATAGTCAATGTTCGGCCATAGAAAAATATATGGGGGTACATTTGGGGGTATGTGTGATTTCCTTAACCTACATAGTTAAATAAAATCAGTTTGTTATGTGTTTATATCGAATCCTGTAGGGCATTTAATAATCAATCACTTATCAACTTCCTCCAGTCGCTGATTTTTCCTTGTGGGACATATTTGGGACATCTTCTGCAAAAATTTGCAAAAATTGAGTCAATTTGACGTGCGTGCTCAGTTAAATGGTTAGGTGCCAGGTGAGCATATCGACGGACCATTTCGATGATTCTAATGTCTTGTAGTATCTGTCGGACGATGGCCAGTCAGAGTACAGCATTACTGCTCTGTAATATCGAACAGAATGGTTAATGCTGGTTATAGCTGAGTGCAGAATAAGCGCTCTGCAGGAATGTGAAAATATGTTGCCGGTAACAGGCTAATAGTCATTATAGCTTTAGGTTCTGTCTGACTGGGTTAAATATCGCATTTTAAGCTGGCGTGAAGTACAGTTGTTATAGATCAATATTGAACACTATTTGAAAGCATACCCTCGATGTTCATCCACTGCCTGGAAAGATCCGAATGAACATCAAATTCGTCGCCATCTCCGTATTCGCTGTTGTGTGCGTCTTTGCATCAGATATTTCCATCGCCAAATCGAATTCCTTAAGCGATGATCAGGTCAGTCAAAGGATTATTGATGACTCTGTCGCATCCTACCCCGGTACTTGTGCCTGTCCCTTCAATACCGCCCGGAACGGCAGCTCGTGCGGTGGCCGCAGTGCCTGGAGCAAAGCTGGTGGGTACTCACCTATTTGCTACAAGAAAGAGGTAACAAAGGAGATGGTTAAGGCGTGGCGACAAGAGAATCAATGATAACGATCAATATCTGAACCAGGTGATTACTTACACTGGAATAGTAGTTTAAATAATATTAAATGATTATTTCGAATACTGCAGCCTATTTGCAGTAAGCACTGTTCTGGTAGAGGCGGCAGAGGCCACGGCGTATATCTTTTTACCTTGTGATATTTGAACCCAGCAAATCTATTTCCCCTGCCTGATAGACTTAGTGTCACCGTATCCTGTTACTAAGAGCACGGGGCTACCTACTCATAAGACACTTCCTCTTCTTACGAGGAAACCGGTTCAGCGTGTTGTGTGTGGAGACAGTACCCATCAACTCAAACTGATAACAAAAAGTTTAATTTTTTTCCCCGCCGCGCTGACTATAGTTAGGGCACTTTCACTTGCCCAATAAGGTTACGATTATGAAATTAGTTATCGCCTCCGTAATTTCTCTACTCAGCTTCAGCGCGCTGGCGGCGCCAGAGGGGACGCTCAGCGTACACATTCTTAATCAGCAAACCGGGCTCCCTTCACCGGGGGTGCAGATTGAGCTGGATAAACAGCAGGGGGAGAGCTGGCAGCATATCGCCACCGGTAAAACGGATGCCGATGGGCGGATTAAATCGCTCTATCCGCAGGCGGAGAATATGGAGCCGGGGGTGTATAAAGTGACGTTTAAAACCGGTGACTATTTTAAAAGCCAAAATATGAATACGTTCTTCCCGGTGATTCCGGTTATTTTCAATGTCACAAAGCAAAATCAAAAACTGCATATCCCGCTGCTGCTCAGTCAGTACGGATACTCTACCTACCGCGGCAGCTGATGACCCAAGCCGCTATCCAGCCAACGCCTGCGCGGCTTCCGCAGGCGTCACGCTTTCCTCGCACCACGATGTCCATGCCTAACGCTCGGTCTCTTTCTCTTTAAAGTGTTTAACGGCTTCGTCGTACATCGCCAGCAGGCCGGAAATTTCGCCTTCATATTGCGGCACGCGCTGGGCGCGAACGAGCTCAATCAGCAGCGCATAGGCTGCTTCTTCCGGGGCCGCATGTGGATTGATCAGTCCAGACAT